CCTAAATCATCAAATACTTTTTAATTTCATCTATGGCTTCATCCGCACCGAAGCAGACTTTGCACATGTAACCTTGTTCTTCTAAGCGTTGAATCATGAGCCTTTGACTTGGTTGTAATTTCCCTTTCTTTGACTTCAACTCAATCCAAAGCCCGTGTACTTCACCATTTGGAACGATAAGCTGAAGGTCTGGAACACCAGCCTTCACGCCTAACTTCTTGAACTTTGCAGCTTCAATTATGTTTCTTGAGCCACCATTAGGAATATGAAACAGGTAATCACTCAAACGACCTGAACCATACTTCACACGATGCGCCCAACTCATGAGCGTCATCTGTTCTTGATCTTCTGTTGGCACTCTATTGAATCTCTTTGAACGAGCTGCCTTCAGTGACTGGACCCTTTGAGCCTCTTTGAATGTGGTCATTTGACATACTCCGTAATTAAGCGGATAACCAAAACCATAGTTAAAGTCGCTGCTATTACTCCCCAAGCAAAAAAGAATCCTCTGCCAAACCACTCCATAATTGCAGGTGTTGAAAGCTCACCGTTGTACCAACGCCATGCATACTTAATTGATACGAATAGCGCTGCACCGTAGATAATTGCTATCGCAAAGTCTTTCATCCTTCCCCCTTGAGCGCTTTTACCGCTAAATCAATGTTTGGCTCTGATTGATATAATTCTGCTTCCACAAGAAATCTAATTGCTTTGTCTACCCTCTTTTGCAGCTCTGCTTTCTCATCTCTTAAACCAAGCAGTTTTTCAGCTTGTGTTTCAATCACTTCGTTTTGATAAACGAGCTTTTGACCTTGCTCTTTTATGTTGTCGTTAAGCATCTGATTTCTGCGTTGCAGCTCCTCCACTTTCGCTTGTTGGTGCTGCCATGACTCCCAAATCCACCGAATGGCACAATAATCATAAGTGTTAGATTCTTGATCAAATCGTCGTTCAATATTCATGAACATGTTGTTGTCATCTAGCCACTTCTCAAACTCTTCTCTACACTTATCCATCTCAAACATCCTCCACTTTGCAATTCGGCGAAATGTGGTTTTCTGGTTTGTCTAGGGTTTCTAATTCCCTCGGATTCGAGGATTTATCAATGCGGTGGCCTGCTGCTATTTCTTCAGGGGTGGCATACTTAATCTCTCCTTTAGTTGTATGAAGGCGCCAATTTTCCCCATTCTTTATGAAATTACACTTGATAAGATCCTTATCAATACTGCTTATTTGGTAGATAGACTCGGTTATTTTGTCTGTGCGTTTAACCCAATCCCCAACTTTAAACTCACTCATGGCTGGCTCCTTTCTCCACAACATCCAATTCAATGATTTTGTAGACCTTGCCTTTCGATTCAAAAGGCTGGCCATTAGTTGCTTTCTCAATCCAACTGCTATACGAATATGCACAACCCCAAATGAAGCAGCATAAGCAGAAGAACAACGTAAACCAGATACTATTCATCCCCGCCTCCGTATATTGATTCGTGGTCTGCCATTGCTTGCTTGTAACGTTTAGTCATGCTTTCAGCTTTGAACTCTTCAATCTTCCCTGCACGTCTAAGCTTGATATACAAGCATGCAGCCGCTCTTGTCTCGGTTGTTTTTAACCCATGGTTGTAAGCACAGCGTAGTGCCATCATTTCTTTGTAATTCATCTGCCTAACTCCACCATGTTCAAAACAGAAACTTCCATTTCAGCAAGCACGTAATTTTTTAATTCGTGGTAGGTGTTGTTTTTGAATGCCTCATGTACTTCTTTAACCACGATCATGTCGAAGTAAGGTCGGTTTCTTTTTTCCGCGATTGTGATTAATCGGAATTTAATTTCAGTTAGAGTCACGCTGCACCTCTCTCTTCCATAGACTGGTAATACTCAGGGCTTAAGTCAGTGAAAGTTGCGCGTGACAAGTCTGTAGCTAATCGAACTGTGCCAATTGAGCCGTTACGAGACTTACCTATGATGATTTCTGCTGTACCTGCTTCTTTAGAATCCTTGTTGTAGACTTCATCGCGGTAAATAAACATGATGATGTCTGCATCTTGCTCTAAGTCGCCTGATTCCTTTAGATCTGCATTAACAGGGCGTTTGTTTGGGCGATTCTCTAAGTTACGGTTAAGCTGGGCTAAGGCAATTACAGGACAATCAAAGTCGCCTGCCATGCGTTTAAGCTCATTTGAGATTTCACCAATATCCTTGTCTGATCGGCCAAAGTTGTTTTTAGTGAGTGGTGTTACTTTCTGGATGTAATCAACAAAGATTGCGCCAATCTTTCCGTATTTGGCTTGAACCTTCTTAGCTGATCTGCGGATAGTTGCCACAGTTGCGCGGTTGTTGTCGTCGATCATCAAAGGTGCTTTCTCAAGTACCAGAGCAGCGTTATTCACCTTCTGTGTATCGTCGCTATTTGGATCAATATGTCCTGTTAATACTTTGCGTAGCTCTACCCCACCAATGCCACTAATTAAACGCTGTGCAATCTGTCTGCCCTTCATTTCGATTGAGATAAACAGAACTGGTAAAGACTGGTTAATCATCATGTCTGCTGCAATGTTTTGAGCAAACGTTGTTTTACCCATTGAAGGACGCGCACCAATGATGACTAGATCGCCTTTGCTGATTTCACCTAGTTTGTTGTCCAGAGCAGTAAAGCCAGTCTTGATACCGCCCTCATAAGGCATTTGGTTATGAATTGCCATGTGGCGATCAAGGAACTCTTTTACAGCTTCTTTTGAAAACTCATGAGCATGTTTAAGCTTTTCCTCACCAGCACCAAAATCTAAGTTTTGAACTAATGACTGAGCCTTGCTTACAGCAGATTCAGCAGTATGCGTCACCAAGTCATTTGCAATTGAATTGATCAGCTTACTAGTCTCTTGAAGCTTTCTGCGAGTAGAGAAATCTTTTAGCTTTTTGATGTGAGTAACCAACAAACTTGCATTGCTTACACGGCTCATCAAGTTAACAATGAACTGCTCGTCAATCTGGCTGATCTCTAGAGGATTCGCCTTGATCAATTCAAATACAGTCACTTCATCAAACGCTTCACCCTTATTCAATTGGCTCTTGATGTGGGCAAAGATGATCTGGTGTTGTGATGCATAGAAATCTTGTGCATCGATCTGAGAGATAAACTCATCTGCTGCCTGATCGATTGTCATGAACGTAGACAAGATGCTTTGCTCAACAGGGATAGAAAATAATTCAATCATTGGTCCATCCCCTTAAATTTCTTAGCAACACCTTTGAATTGTGTTGCTGGTTGTTCAGGGATGATCTGTTGAGTTTGGTTCTCTAAGATTTGATTTTGATAAGCGTGAAGATCAATGTTTTGTAACCAAGTAGCTCGAAACCCTTTCCAGTCATGATCAATACAGATTTTAAGGATAAGGTTCACATCGAATCCTGATTTTGAAAGTTGTTCTTCAAAAGTTTCAAAAGCTGTTTGGGTGTTAGATGCTTTCTTAGTCTTGCGTACAGCTAACCAGTCTTTAATTAATTGATCATTTGCACCAAGTTTTTTAAGTGCTTCAACAAATGAAAATTTAGCCTTTGAATCACTAATTACATTTGTTTTTGTATTAGTTGTTTTTGAGTTGTTATTGTGGGTCGAATCTTTAGATAGCACGCTATCTAAAATATCGACTCCCCCATCTATATTTTCGCCTGCGATATTTTCGCTATCTAAAATATCGACTGCAAAAATACTGTCAGTCAAAACGTATTTTGCTGGCTGATTTGCGAAGGATTTACGCTCAATAACGTCCATTTGAACTAATTTTTCACAGCCCTTTAAAACTGAATCCTTGTTGTAACCGGTACCCTTCACCAGTTGAGAAACACTGATGCTATCGTCAGATTTATTCCAGCCGCGTGTTTTACGCACAATGAATATGTAACAAGGCAATGCTGGACCTTTCATAAGAGCCATATAACCTTTGTCGATCAGGTCATTTGGCATCATGAATGCATTAGAAATAAAATTAGACATAGTCCAACTCCACAATTGAAGGTTGATAAATCTCACTCTTCCGTGGCTTAAGCTTCTTATTGTATTTCGGCTTAAATTTCTGAATATAAAAATACTCAACAGCCAGTACATGATCTGGACAGCAATCAATAACTGCATAGCTGTCAAAAAGCTTGTCAGAGTTAAGATGATTTTTTATTCGAAGATGAACATTCTCAGATGAGCCAACATAGACAACTTCAAAGTCATACAACAAAAAGTAAACTTGCGGATTGAACTCACACGCAGCTACTGCCATTTCATTAATTTGTGATTTGGTTAAGTGAATGTTGTTCATCAAACACCTCGCAATACAAATGCAGCTAAATCAGCTTTCGCTTTAGCCAATGCCATAGAGTTTTCGAGAGTTCGATTAAGCACATAAGCCTCAACCGCTTTTTGAAACAAACTAATCTTCCGATTTAGTTCAATGTCTGCTAATATTGAATAGTTCATATGGTTTGCTCCGATTGAACATTGAGCCTGATTTACGAGATCAGGCTTTTTTAATTTCTAATATTTGAGATTCTGGGTTTACCCCAAGTTTCCCAACCCATCCTAAA